GCTTGTTGGATAATATAATATCCTTCATGGCCTGACAAGTCAATCCTTGTATGAAACCTGGCAATATTTTTTTCAAGTCGTAGAAAATGAATTGCTGTATCCAGGTTATAGGTCCGCATGCATTCTTACTAGGAACGAAAATCAATCTAGGTCTGTCTGACCTTCCCAAGAGACAATTCCAAGCGTCTCTGACTGCAGTTCCTAATCGGAAATACACCTCGCCAGACTTCACCATAGCAGAGAAAGCATAAGCCCAGTCTGCTATTTTCCAAGTCGATGCACTACCTTGTCGAACAAAGGTCTCAGTGTATTTCGCTTTCTTTTCAGCGTCCCATGCGGTTTGGCTATCCAGATAATCTTTCCAACCCATGATCTTAGGTTCCCAATCGATTTTGTCAAACTTGGAGTCGAACCAAGTTTTGAACCACTTTTTGAAATCCTTCAAAACAGTTGGATCTGGAGATAGCTTGCTCTTCATTTGTCGGTTGAAAAGAGCATAAACCAAGTTAATCGGCGATTTTGCGCACCACTCATAGGCTTCACGCTCGCCAGAATTCCCGAGGAGAGTAGGTCCATGTCTTGTGGCACGAACTTCCCGAGGTTGAACTGTATCCAACATCTTTTGCACATATCGTTGGATATGACTGATCCAGTTGCAGTCGAGCAAGGGAGAACCTTTTGTTTTAAATGCTCGATTAGGCTGGATGTCGTCGGGCGAAGTCGGCTTGACCTCGTAGTAGACCTTCTTTTCAGTCCACGTCTTTGTAGGAGGGGATCGAATGAGTGGGGCAGGAGGTGTTTTGCAACTACGTCGCAAAATGGACAAATAATCTTTCCAACTCGTCCAGTTGACTTCCCACTCAGGTGCATTATTAGCTGTCCAACCAGCTACTTGCACTGCTCCAATCTCGTCAAAGTTCTTAAAACGTACGGCACCTACTGCATCTAGATGCCAAGAATCTGCGAAATGAATTGCTACGGCTTGATCTCTAAACCAATCTCGTGGAATTCGCAGATATTTCTGATCGCTTGTATCCAAAGAGAAGCATCTCAGAAGCAGCTGTACGTTTCCTAGCAAGGCACCATTTGTTAGATGGTGAAGCATCCATCTAGTCACTGTTGAATAAGGTATTCGCTCTGCAAATTTCCCAAAATCGTTATTCGTGAAATATTTCTTCCATTCATCTCCAGCTAGAGATGTCTTCA